CCTATTTTCTTTGCGGATGTTTTTAACCACCATCCATGTTTCTGATGTGTATCGATTCGGTCAGCAATAAAATTACAAATACCTTGTTGTTTATTTGCATTTGCTAGTTCGAACACTTTATTTAGGCTGTTAATCACTTCTTGATTTGCTTCGATTAACTTTTGCAAAATATCAGAAAGAAGTATTAATCTAGTTGATTCTTCTTCGATTGTTTTATATTTGTATAACTCATCAATACTTACTGGCGCATAGTCATCAATCTTACGTAGCAGTTCTGCAGTAGGATCAATAGAATTATATACATCAACGTAAACTTCTTCAAAGAATGCATGATATTGTGTAAATAAAATACCTTCTACGTTCCAATGGAATTGGTGTGTTTTATAATACATGACAGTAGCATTTGCCAACAATACTTTAATTGCGGTTTTTAATTCATCCATTTAAAATACTCTTCTAGTTTTTCCACGAGAAACTTCCCCATGGGTTAATCTTGATTTTTCAATTCTTCTAACTGTCGCAACTAGACCTGAAGTCATTTGTTTAATCTGCGCCATTTTTGTTTTCATACGCTTTTCAATACTTGCTTTTTCATCTGGTGCTAGATTACGTAACTTTCTACCACGCAACATTCTTTTCTTCATCATTCTAATAGCCATTCTTCTGGCTCTGCTTTCAGCTTTCTTACCATTAGCAACAGTATGTGTTGCTATTTTACTTCTTTGTTTACGTTTAGTTTTGCTAGTTCTTAATCTAAACTTAGCATGCATTCTTGATGAAGTTGTTGCCTCATCAATTGCTTCTCTATCAGAAACATAGTCTTTAAACGTCAGCATTCGAACTACTCATTGGATCAAATGGTTGTCTTCCATCTTGAGGAGCAGCACCTGATGGACCATTCCAGTCAGCAGCACCGATATGACAAGACATTGAAGACATAGTCTGTGTATCTAAATGATTAGGTAAAAAATGTAAACGATCACCACGCTTTACAGCAACCCAGTGATTCTCTCCATCTTTTTCTTTAAAAGAATGGCGTTGCCCGTGTTGTAGTTTACCAATCTTAGAGTGGTGTTCTTTACCAATTTTAATTTGAACAGCATGACCATGGTCAATTAACTTGTGGTCAGCATGGTGTTCAATTTTAGTTTCTTCTTTAATAACACTTTCAGAAACATAAGGATGTTTTAATCCTTCGCTATGATGTTGTTCAGCTTTTTCCCACTCACGCTCAGCAGAAGAATGTCTACCTTTAGATTCATGCCAGCGACCCATTGAGTCGTGATGATTAACCATATGTGCATGATAACCACCCATGTTACCAGCAGTTTTAGATTTCTCTGCATTATCTTTATGCTGCATCGCTTCTTCGTGGTGATGGTCGTAAGTTTCTGCGATAGTTCTAAATGATTTTAATTTTTTCTTTTGCATATCGGTTTCTATTAATTTAACATTTTGAATCCATTTGCTTACTAATTTACCTGTTGATTCTTTTAGCAACAAATGATTAGAACCACGTTTAATAATTTCATATTCTTGACCATCTGACTCAACGTGTTCACCAACATTAAATATTTCACCACGGAAATATTGTTCACGTAGATTATCTTTGACTAATTTAATTTCTTCTTTGATTGGTTCTAATCCTGAACCAACTCTTAAATCATTCATTAATCTACGAGAATCAATTTCACGAATTGCTGAAGGTAAATTCTTTTTAAACTCTTCGTATAAACCTTTAACTGCATAAGTACGAGTAGTATCTTCGCTGTCTGGATCTTTATCCATTGCTGATATAACTGTAGCTTCTTTCAAAGATTTCTTTAGTGATGCTACTTTATCTGCGCTTGTAACAACGATAACTTTTCGATAAGTTTCTTTTAGTTTAGAAACTGTTTCATTAATATTATCTGAGTATGTAGAAAAATGTGTATTCGGAAATAACAGATTTAAATACTGTACTTTCTTTTCTACTATTAGAGGATTCTTTTTAGCGTCGCTTAGATCGGACGCATAAATGGCGTAGCTGGCATTCTTCTGCTCGGCTAGAGATTTGACAGCCTTTATAAGAAGTTCATGTCCGATAGTCGGAGGGTTAAACTTTCCACAGGCTAGAACTATCGTTTTACTCGGTAGTTCTTTGATTAGTTGTCTATAATCTTTCATTTAATCCATCAATTAAGTAGTGTTATATCTTTATTTATAACGAGATGGATTTAAGTAATTCGATTATATTTACGTTCCCATTTAACTATTTGCTGCATTAATTTAGGTATTGCTGCGTTATTCTTAAAATCATAATCAAATGTCTTTAAGAAGTATGTTAAAGTTCTAGAATCACGATGGGTTTTACATCTATTGAGGAGGGTTTCAATATCCATATTTGGACGTCTAGATTTAAAATCCATTAATATACAATGAGCATATGCTTGGATCTCATCGAACTCAGAGAGATATTGTCTCTCGTCATTCTTTCTTTTGTTATGGGCTTTTTTATATGGAACTACGTAGTGGCTCCATTGATCGTCACGTCTATCATATTGCATGTAGTGGATAATCTCATGCTGAAGGCATGTTATTAATCGGAACTTAAAATTTCTCCAACCATTTTCAGTAAAGGGGAATGTATTAAAATAATCTGTATAGATTATAAGACAGCACTGGCGTTTCTCGATATCGTATTCGCCTGCAATACTAACCCCTCTTTTAAATCTTGTGGCTTTAGATGGCTCTTTTCTCCATTCTATTTTAGTGCGCCACTTCTTAACATAATTACCTAGTCCAACTGAGTCGTTTCGGTAGTTATCTAAATCTTTCCATATTTTTGAGGGTATGAATTTCGCTCGGAAAGGTACTGAATAGAAATTCAGTAATTCCATAAAGTCATAATTGGCGTTTTCTAGGTGATACATAATCCCCAGAAGATGCTTGCTTAACTAAACTGCTTCTCCAAAAATGCAAGAACCTTCCCCTGCTCCTCTAAGTTAGTGTTTACAAACTCAGTAATATATGGCATAAGTTCAAAATTAGACATCAAGTTACTATATTTAGTTTCTCTTCCTCTTAGGAATTGTTCTGACTGGTCAGATCCACGATCTTTATAGCGTTGTTCTAAAATATCTTTGGGAGCCTTTAGAAATACCACTTCTAGCTTGGTATTTGGGAGACCCATGCAGAACTCTAGGAATGATTGGTTGAAAACCCGATCTCCCTCGAAAAGGATATTGCAGTTATGGGAAGCGACCCATTCTTGAAGAGGTGGTTGAACAGCCATAGAAAGGCGATCGGTTCCAGCAAAGGTTTCACCCTCTTCGTATTTACCAAGGATATAAAGATCTCGTTCGGTATTATACATTGTTGATACTAATTTTGCTGGCTCAACTCCGATCCACTGTTTATCTTCCATATATTTACGGAATAACGTAGTCTTTCCAGTTCCAGGAGATCCACCGACAGCAACTATCTTTCGTTCTTTTGTTTCCATGGTAGTTCTTTCGAATGTAATAATATCAGTTGCGCCGATACGTTCTTCAAATGCCATTTCTGATCTCCTCAATCATTTTGTTTAGTTCATCTTTCGTAAATACCCAAACACGTCCACGGAATGAATGAGTATCACTATCAATCTCATGTTTCTTTGTGAAGGTCATTTTCTTGATAATTTCTTTAGAAGCAGTCTTTGCTAGATTATTTTTAATAACATCAGCATAGTCAACAGTGGTTTCACGGAGTTTCATAAGTTCAAATTCTTGAACACGATGCTCAACAAGAAACTCATTTAAAGAATATCTATCAAAGATTTCATCAGCACTTGTTCGAATTGAGATAGAACTTATTCCTGTTCCAGTAGTAATCGTACTACCTGCTGCTCCAATAATAGTTCCAGTAATAGCACCAGTATTTGAAATTGAAACACTAGCAGGATTCATATCTTCATACATAGCACCAGTAAGTCCAGTCATTTGACCTTTAGTAATAGCCATTAAAAATTCTCCAATCCAATTAACATAGGTTCTTCATCATCAAACATCCAATCCAAGTTTTCTATTTTACCTGAATTTATAAATGCAGGAAACTTTTCTTTATCGATTCCTCTTTTGTGATCTAGACGTAAGTCAATAGTTTCTTCACGTGCTTGCCACAGAACATCCCAATCAATACCATACCAACCATCACCCTCTGCTTTAATAATCTCTTCAGCCTGACGATCTAAGTAGTAACCAAGGTAACGTCCATGATGTGCTCTAAAGATTTTCTTAAACGAACACAGACAGGTTTCCATTGTAAAAAAATCTATTTGCGTTTCCAAATCTGGGAATCTATCTTTGGTTTCGATGAGAATAGATCTGGCTTCTGACTCAAGAGTTGCATACTCTTGTTCAGTGAGTTTTCTATCCATATCGTAATGTCTGCCGAGGGCGCATAATAATCCATTACGATGAGACCGAGAGCCATCATAATCATCCAGCATGAGACTAGTAGGGCTGATAAGAATACCAGCGGTATGCTTAAGATGCTGAAGATAAAACCAAGTGGAATAGCGACCAAACTTATGCAGCCCAGACTTAACGCTTTCCCACAGGTTATCAAAGTTTGTCTCTTCATTGTCTCCATAAAACCCTTCCATTCTTTCTCGTTGAGTTTTGTTACCAATAAATTGCTGATATGAAGCAAACATGGCAGGGAGATGCCCCTTGTTCCACTTGGTATCAGTTTGGTAACGTAATCGTTTATAATTTGTTGAGTTCCACTGCGTAATTCTATCAACTGTTGCTAATTCATAATCAGGAAATTCATTCATCAATACCCACGCAGTTGGTAGTTGATAAGTGTTACCGTAAAGCCAAGCGAGCCAAAGACGTTGTTCATCATTATGCTCGTAACGCTTATTGAGATAGTTCGTGCACCAAACAGCTGGATCACAGTCATCATACTTCAATGACCATGCGTACCAGCGAATGAACGCTTCTCTATTATTTTGAGGTTGTCTGTAATCCATTATTTTCTAGCAACATTAAACACTGCTGTAATTCTTGGTTTAATACTATTTGATTTTGGAACTTCATGCTGGTACCAAGAATTCCATATTAGAACCATACCTTCTTTTGGATTTATAATATATTGCCTACGGTCATCAGATGGATTTAATGCATTATACGGAATATAATCATAATGTGGGCTCGTATCATAAAAAATAATTGGAGCAGCATCATCTGGAACAGTCAAATAAAATAATCCAGAAAGTAATGCTCCTGGATGAGAGTGTTTAACATGAGTGTCGTTTCCGTATATTTCACTAAAGAAAAGTTGTATTTCTAATTTTTCTGGTGGTTTAATATTAGAGGTTATCAAATATGTATTTGATAGTTCAGCTATCTTCTCATATACAAAATTTAATTTATCATCTATTAAGATATTACCATATGTGTTTTTATAATTCCATTCATAGGTTATCTTAGAATCATCAGAAAGATATTCTTTTGCAATAAGCAAAATGTTATCTGTTAAATCTTTATTAATCTCATAACCTATAACTGATGGAAAAATATGTTCGAAATTCATTACTGATTCGCAGTCTCAAATTCTATCTTTAATTCATTGATCAGAATATTCAATTGTTTGACTGCATTTCGTTCTTCACGAATTTCTTTTGCTTTTTTGTTTTGTTCATCAAAACAAATGCAACAATATCCTCGAACATCATTTTTATGTTTTCTAGTACTCTTTGATTTTAAGTAAAATGCACTTAAAGGTTTATGAACCCTACAGCATTTGCACCAAGATACTGCTCTTGATTTTGTTCCATCAAGATTAGTTACCCATGCATCCTCAGCAATTCTTCTTGTAACAACTGCCAAATTTTCTTCTCTCAAGTGTGTCATAGTGTGTTCCCAAAATTATATTATACTACAAAAATGAATGAAAGTCAAGTTGTTTCTGATCCTCTGCAAGACTAAACAGAGTTACACAGCCACCTTTACCTTTGCGATTAACAGCCTTGTTGATAATTGTATCGGAGTAGTCGTAATCAGCTTCTGAATAATTATCTCCATTTATCCTGAATATGGATAATTGGCAACCACTCTTTTGAGTACCCCAAAACTTAAAACCCAATCGTTCATAGAAACCAACTGCCGTCTTCTCGGAAGATACTCTGAAGTATGTAGCACCAGTGGCTCTTGCTCGCTTCAATGAATCTTCACAAAGT